ATCTCCTTGAAAGAAGGGGGCCGAAGCCCCCCGCTTTTAGTTTACATCAGCAACAATTGCGAACACGCGAATCTTGCCAGTTGTAGGAGCAGCAGTATTGATTAAAAGATCAATCGTATCTGCGGTCTTAACAACCGTTGGATTTGCCAAGTCTGCAATCGTGTAGCCAGCAGTGCCGATAGGGGCATCGTTAGCGTAAGCGTTTGCAGCAGCAGGCGTGCCACCAGTGTAGCCAAGGTCAAAAGTGGCAGTGCTGGCATCAGTCTTGACCACTTCCAAACCAGCAGAGAGAACAACAGAGCCAGCAGGAAGGTTCACAACTTGCAGCGTGTCGGCAGCAGCCAGAGCGGTAGCACCAGTAGCAGTACGCGCAGCATTGATTTCAGCAAAGTCAAGTTCGACTTCAAACTTCGATACAGAGTAGACATTGGCAGGGAACGCGGCAGTTCCTTTGTTAAAGCCAATCGAGTCAGTGTAGTTAGCCATTTCAAATTCCTTTCAAATGTAGAGAAGGGGGGCAAGCCCCCCGACTAATTAGGCCAGAGTAACAATGCCAGTAGACAGAGCCTCAGGCTTCACCACTTTGTAGCCATAAACTTGCAGGCCACGGATGATGTTGCCGAAAGTAGACTCCGAACGGATTGTCTCCATCTCGGTCATTTGAGAGGCGAAAGTGAAGCCCATCTTGTGACCAGCGATCAGGTTGAACTTACCGCCAGTGTCTACTTTGAGGTTGTGGCTCATGTAAACAGTGAAGCGGTCGATCATACCCAAGCGACCATTACGGAGAACAGATACGCTGTCACCAGTCAAAGACGCATCTTTCAGGTCAGACTTCTTAATCATGCCAGCCATCTTGGCAGGGATGATGATGAAGCGGTTACCTTCAGGAGCGTTGGCTTCGTCAAGAACAGTACCGATGTCAACGATGTAATCCAGCACAGTGGTCTTGGAGATAGCAACCGGAGCGGCAGTCGTACCAAGATTGATGTTGCCAGAAATACGACCTGCGGTAGCGCCCTTGTTAGCAGCAGCAACATCCGGCAGGAGGTCGGTCAGAACACGCTGGTCGATCTTGATCTTCATACGCTCAGAAGCGTCTTTCGACCAAGTATCCATCAGGGCGATGTCAGACTGAACCTTATCCACATCGTCCTCGATACAGGCGAAGTACTCGCCCTTGTCGATCACGAGTTGCAGTTTAGGTTTGTCAGGATTTTCAACCTGAAGGGTTTGACCTTTTACATAAGACTTGATCGTGATCTCAGGGGTGGTACGGATGTTAACCGTATCGCCCATGCTCTTGATCTCACCTTCGTAATCGGTGTTTGCGATAGCAGCCAGTACGGTTGCATCGTAAAAGTTTTCAATCAGTTTGCCCGACCAAATCTCGGGGATGAAGTTGCCCGAATAGTTCGGGCGGCCAGAAGAAACGGGAAATCCCATGATAAAACTCCTCTAATCAAGCGTTAGCAACAATGCGACCATCTCGCTGTGCAGCGAAAATGTCGCGTTCAATGCGGTCACGCTCCTGCTCTCGACCCTTGTACTTACCCGAGCGAACATCGTTAAAGAATTTTTGGATGTCCACAGGTGAATAGGTACGAGCGTTTGAGTTAGAAGGCGCACCAGTGTTCCGAGAACGACCCGGAGCCACTTGGCGTTCCAACTCTGAGGCAGGCGCAGCCCGGCGAGTGTTTTGAGCAACATTGGCTTGTCCAGTGAACTCAAGCCAAGACCTAAAGAAACTGCTCACACGCCGCACATCAAGGTTACGCTGAGCATCTTCTAGGATGGTTTGCCGAACAATACCTGTTAGCGGATCGGTATCGAGCATCCATGACTGGAAAGCATCGGTATCGTTAATATCGCGCCAATTTGGTACTACATCGGTTAACGCAGCCCAGAACTGCTGCTCGGCAGACATAGCCTGTCGTTGTGCCACTGCCTGTACCTGAGGTACGACATTGGCTGACAACTGACGAATCATGCCTTCCAACTGCGCGATCTTCTGAGCGACTGGGATGAGTTCTTCGCGAGACACACGACGCATAACATCGAGTGATTCACCGTACTCCTCCTGATCCTTCTCAGTAATCAATTGCTCATCGACAGTTTGTCGCTTCGCGTTTTGCGCAGACATGGTAGCCAGCAGTTGCTCCATTTGTTGTAGTCGGCCTGACAGTTCTTTGTTCTGACTATGCAGACGCGGAACCTCGGCGTTGTACATCCCTTGGAGAGTGCGGTATTTCTGAACAACTGTTTCTTCGGAGCCTTTTCCGTCGTCGTTGGTATGCTCACTACCGGACGACTGAGCAGCGCTATTCGACGCAGAGTTCTCGTCGGCGGATTCAGTAGATGTATTAGTGGATTCATTGGGCGGAGTTCCACCGTCGGCAGAAGAATTTTGTTCCTCGCCATTGGTTCCATCACCATTGAGTTGCTTATACAACTCCTGTACAGCCTCGGTCTGTTTACGAATTTGCTCTGGAAGTGCCATGATTAAACGCTCCTATCGGTATGCGTGATTAGACGGCGAGTCATATCAGTTAGGACTTTGCCGCTAGTTCAGGGGACTCTTTGGCGAGTTTGTACAACTCACCCAAAACTTGGCATCGCCCCTGCATCAATGCCGCGTTGTTTATCGCACTGGGTAACTGCTCCAACTCATGCGTTCTCCACGCACCAAGATATTCCAGAATCTCTGGATACTGGCGCACAGCAAGCGCAAAAGCCTTCACGGTCTTTTCATCAGGCCGAATCATGGCTGACCCCCACTACGGTTCATGACTGTGTTGGAATCCATCCCACCTTTGGGAGTGCCATCGGGTTGCGTCGGTGTAGGTGCTTCACCGCCTTGCGAGGGGGCCATAACCCCACCCTCACCAGCCGGAGCAGCGAGCCTTGCAACGAACGCAGCCTTTTCCCGAGACGGAATGATTTCATCCACAGGCATTTGCAACCCTTTAGCCACTTCGCGAAGAATCGCGGCGCGACCATCCTTACCAAGAATCTCGATGTCAATCGGATTGGCGGTTGCGTTAAGGAACTCGATGCGGCGCACATTGACAGTCTCTTTGACAGCCAAGTTAACTGCGCCTCGGGCGACAACCTGAGCGTCACCCTTAATGCTTTCATCCTCGTCGTAGCGCATGTTGTACACGAACTGGCGCAAGACGATGGGCTTAATCACATCTGTGTCGATGTGACCAACAACCTGACGAATACCTTTACCTGCCGCGCCCATCAACATAGACAGGCCAGACGATGTACGCCCAGCACCCTGTGTGTCGAGGTTGCCATACAGATAAGCCGGAATACCTGAGTGATCGTCAGCCATGCGGCTGAACTTCTCATACACACCCATCAAGGTGTTGGCATTGTCATCAGGCTGAGTAAAGCGAACAGCAGGCGCACTCGACCCAACGGGGTCGTTCATCACCTGCCAAATCTTCCACGGATACATCTGAGTGATGTCCTCGTTAGGAGGAATACGCTCAAGGTTGACCTCGACCTGTGGGCCAGAGGAGATACCCATGTTGTTCACCAGTGCGCGAGCAGCGGCGTTACAGATACTTTGAATGTCCTCGATGATCTCTGGGATACCTTTACCCCAGAACGCACCCGGACACTTGATAAATGAAGTCTTGCAGTAAGGCTTCTGACCTAACGGGTCGTAGTTCAATACGGCCTTGATGACATAGTTACCGATCACCCATACATTGGCGTCGTACTCTTGTGCAGGATCAGGTACTTCTTCTTCAGTCATACCCCATTCCAGCAGCATCTTGCCAGAAACCTTACCCCAAAACTCCAAGGCATCGAAGATGTCAGTCGGACGCATGTAGGAGTAGAACTTGCGCTCCTCCTCTTGCTTTTCCAACTCAGCGATCTCATTGATCCACGAAGGGCCAGCACCGTTATCCAGAATCTCACGGATAGCGTCCTCATCGTAGCCCGGCACACCGATCAGGTCTGCCAACTCGGAGCGAGACAAGGGGTGATGCTCAAACAAATAGCCTTCGTCGATGTTGGTAATACCCGGCTCAGGGTAAATACGGAACGGATCAACGCGCTCAAACTCAGGAGCCAAGCGCTCAATCGGTTTAACCATAGTTACACCAGTCGAGTTGTCCCAGCCCAGCGCACGCTGACGGCGCACAATCGGCCCTTTGATGAAGGCCGCAGGGAATGTAACGAGATCAGTGATGAAGTCGTTAAACGACTCGACCCATCCGCCTTGTGCGAACTGATCTTCAATCTTGATCTTCATCTTGTCTACGCGGTTCTGCGCAGACTGTAATAGTTTGAAGCGGTACTCTTGGGAGACTAACTCCTTGAGTTCGTCCATCTGTTGTTTGCTCGGAGCCTGCTGAGTGTCCTGAAGAATCTCCAGCACTTTGTTAGCAAACTCATCCTGAAGTGTTTTATGCTGATTTGGTGACAGATCAGGGATAGGCGTAGGCAGAATATCCCACGGGGGGGTTCCGCTATCCAACAGAATATCTCTGAGCCAAGACTCCGCTGCGCGGCACTTGACTTCGGTAATCATCATGAAGATTTCAGAGCCGCCTTGCGCACGAATCTGTGCCAACTTCTCAGGCTCGTACTCACCATTACGCTGGCGCATTGCTGTCAGCATCCTATTCTTCATCGGCTCTTTGGCAATCTTGGCTGCATCCCAGCATAGACGCAGGTGTGCAGAAAGCCCAAGGATCATGGGCTGGTTCTGACGCTCCTGCAAAGCAGCCTGTGCTGCCTCCGCCTCTTGGCGGTTCAGTTCGTCGTTACTTACGACGCGTAGGAATGTAAGCCCAGCAGCCATTTATTTCTTCGCCTTTTCCATAGCCTTGCGTTCCATCATCTGCCCAATAGTCATCGGAGGCGGCGTGTACTCAATCGGCCCCATGATGTCGTCGAAGGTCATGGGCTTGCCAGCCATACCGCTGGTATCCATCTTGGTATTGTCCGAGATGATCTGGTATGACTTACCGTTTTTGGATTTCGACATCTTCATGCTGATTCTCCTCCTACTACATATTGTAGTGTGGACATAGCAGCAAGTATACAGGCTGTCAAAAGAAAAAAGAACCCCGGAGTAAACTCGACGGGGTTAAAGGCATGGAAGGAACATGCCGGAGGTGACAACTGCAACTCTATCATAACCGCGAATTAAGTCCAACCCATGCTGGCGACGGACTTGATTTCCCGGCGCTGGGGTAAATGATGCCCCTCGCCAACGGAGGCGATATGGAGCATGAGGTATTGTAGCGCTTCCGCCACATGGGAGTGCTTATTCTTCTCAATGTCGCCATCGCCTCGGGGTTTGTACCTATATCCACCCATCATTGCTGCCTTGAGTTGGGTACATCCGGGGTCAACGAGGAAGGCCGGATCGCCGTCCACCTGACGCATCAGGTAGTCATCGACCGCGTTAATCCGTGCCGAGATGCTGTTGGTTCTGGCTGGCATGACCTTTAAGCCCTCAGCCTTGATGATGTCCACCGCACTGCGCTCGTCAGTCTGCGCCCGCTGCACACCTGCCGGGTCAGTAATAACCATTATGGGAGCCCCGCCGAAGCGCTCGAATATGAGCGGCTTGAGCATGGTACGCACGAAGCGCTGTACACCCATGTCAAAACTTACACACTCACCCAGCACCAATGCCCGACCACGCGGGTCTTGCTGACCGATAACGGCTGCGGGGGTGAGGCCCAAGTCCATCCCGATAATAATGGGTCGAACCCCATTGTTGATATGGCGAAGCCTCTCTCTAGCCATATGGTAGTCCGGCCTGAAATACTTGTAGACTGGCATACCAGCCGAGGACAGCCCATACTCGCCGTCGATGTAAACCCGGACATATTCCTCTGACCGACCTTGGGTGTCGTAGTAGCCGTCCGGAAGGTTCTCGATGTTCTCGGCATAGACCGAGCGCCCACTGGGTTGCTTGAATACGGCCCAGCCATTATTGTTCGGAGATACGCCATCTTTGGGATCAAGTCCTTCCATCTGGTAGTACCACCAAGTATCCATTGTGGGCGGGTTGGTATCCCCCCACATCCCATGCCATGTCGGCCCACCGTCCTTGGCTGACGGGAATCGACCAATACGCTTACTCATCGCGTCCACAATATCTGGGTGGATGTCCCGACACTCGTTGAACCACGCGAAGGTTAACTCCAACGAGTTCAAGTTGGCAACATCGTCTGCGTCGTCCAGCGCCCGGAACATAATCTCACACTCTACATCGCCCACCTTGAAGAAGTAGGTCTTGGTGGTACGCATGTACTCCCCGCACTGCCCCGGTGGGAACCAGTCAAGGAATGTCTTGATCGTCGTGTCCTGTAACTGACGCGCTGTCTCACGGACTATTGCCGCCCTTGACCGCCTGCGCCCACTTGCGTCTGGGTTCTGGAGAGACGCCCTGCGCACAATCTCAAAGGAGCAGGTCACCGACTTGCCCGAGCCTACTGGCCCCATCAGGACTCGCATCTTGGAGTCATCCTCCATGAACTTCTTGCCTGTTGGCGGGGGGGTGTAGTCAATGTCAAGCGGCATCCACAGTCTCCACAAGCATGACGACAAACTCGCGCCCACGCTTTTTATGTTTGGTGATCTTGGTTCTGAAGGAAGCCTGTGCCTCTCTTAGCGCCAATGTAAAGTTATTGTACTCCGCAGAGTTCGTGAAGATCGCAGCCCGAAAGCCATCGTAGGTTGCATTAAGCCTATTCGCTATGCTCGATGGCAGTGACATCTTCAGCCTCTATGGTTTTCGCTTCGATTGTACGAGCATCTTGTGGGGAGTTACCAAGGTTGATCGTGATACGGACTCCGCCGCCACCACCTTCACCTTGTGAGTTGTCCTTGGGTTCAAGCCCTGCCCACTTCACCGTGGATTTAATCAGATCAGCCTTGACCGCTGGCGATACAGCCGGGTCATGAATCAACAGCCAAGATGTTGTCAGGAGTTCT